TCGCTCGAAGTCGGCTGCTGCCTTGATGCGCTCCTTGGCGGCATCGTCGAATGTCACCGCCTGCCAAGCCATGAGTGTTTACGAATTGATTTTCTCGTAACCGGAAAGGCTAAGGCGCTGATAGTCAGCTTGAGTTTCGTCAACGCTGACCTCTGTCACGATGAATGTGCCGGAGTCGTAGGTGATCTGGCCGCCGATGGTTGGCGTGGTGTTACCATCGCCGACCTGCACGGTCGCAGAAAATTCGACGCGTCCGGGGACAGTCGTGCTTCCGAGTGGCTCGCCGTTGCCGTCGTCGAGATCGACTCGATTCGACGTAAGGCTGCGTGAAAACGATTCAACGACGAAGCCGTCGATCGTTTGTGTAGTAAGGCCAAAGGCCTGAGTTCCGTCTTGAGCGATTGCCATAATTGAAAATTGGTTGAAGTTTCAATCATGGCTGCATTGTCAATTTACGTCGGCCAAGCGTCGGTCCGGATCACCACATTGATTGAGTAGCTCAATGTCGAGATTGCCAGATCGCCATCCTGCTCGAATGCCGTGCCTGTTGGTCGCATGTAGTTCACGTCATAGTAAGGAAGGATCGTGCCGCCCTCGCCGTCGCCGGTAGTCCAGTTGTCGGCGTTCAATAGCATCGCGCTACGTGCTTTCGCTCTGTAGCTTCGGTGGCTGGTCTGCGTGCCGTCGATACTGGCGTCGGTGACAATTTGGATGTTAAGCGTCCCGGAGTATTTCCGATACTCTAACTGACTGCTCCCGGTCGTCTTTATATCGGCCGGATCCAGTGCTTCGCCCATCTCAAACATCACCGAGAATCTGGGCAGAATCAGATCGTCCTGATCGAGCGATGCGAACGCGTTTGACGCGGCCAGCCCGGTCGCGGTCTGCAAGAATGTTTTCGCTGCGCTCTCGACATTTGTCTCGAAGTCGAGCAGGGTTTCTAAGTCTGGTGCTGCCATCACTTATTGCCGACTTGTTCAATCGCTGATCGGCACCCCTCGATGATCTCATTCGTCTCTTCGTCCGGATGCTCGATTTTCGCCGCCATATCAACAGCTCCCTGATAATCCCGGATTGTCTGCAAATACTTAGCGTGCAGCTTGTGGCCGTTGATTTGATAAATCGCTTCGTGCTGTAGTGGCTCTCTCTTGTCCTCCTGCGCGTTGCAGGCCTTTATGTATGCTAGACCCTTCTCGACCAGCTTGCCGCCCTTTTTGCCGTAGTATTCGCTCAGGTAGAAGTATGCCTCGCGCCGGTGCGGTCGCTCCTTGATCGCTTCATGCAATGCCTCGGTCATTGCTTCCTCCTTATCGAGTTTACTGCTGGCGATTGCCAGCATGATCCAGAGATTGTAAACCTCAATGCTCACATCGTGAATCGCCAGCGCTTTTTTGATCCAAGGCACCGCGCCCTCGAAATCGCACTTGTTGAAATGTTCTTTGGCCAGATAGCAATAGTCAGCCGGTGCGGTCTTGGCCGACTCCTTCAAAAGGCTGATGTGGAAATCGTGATTGCTTTTGCCCTTGTCTGGCAGGTGCTGCACCTCGATGTCTCGAAAAAGCGTCACGTTGCGCTTCTTCTCGGTGGGATCCTGCGGCACCAACTCCTCATGCACCGGGTTGACCCATTGCCACTCGCCCGGCTTGTGGATCCTGATCTTGATCAGATTCCCGATTGCTGAACTCACCCTGTATGCCATCGCGAACGCCTCGCCGCCAAACTCTGACATCGCCCCTTTGATTCGCTCCGGCTTCTCGATCTCATCATCGCAGTCCAGCCACATGACCCAGTCGCCGCGCTTCTCTGCCATCAGTCGCGCTTTGTTCCTGACCAGTGAGAAGTCGAACTTGCTCCGCTCCGGGAATGTGTGCACATCATAATCAAATGGGATCCCGCTTGACTCGATCACGCGCAGGCAGTCGTCGGTGTCGTCGGTGTTGACAAAGCATAGATGATCGATTGCACCCTTCATGCTTTTCAGCAGTCGCTCAAGATAATGAGCGTCCGGCGCGTAACCGATCAAATAGAGAACGAGTCTAGCCTCGTTGATATTGTGCGGAGCAGTCGATTCTGAGTGTGACATTGGCTGAGTCATTGTGAGTAGACATCACTTTGTAGTTCCGCGTCCCATCTGTCAAGATCATGCCTTTCGTCGGCAGGTTGGTGTAGCTCATTTTGTTCAGATAGAATCTCGTGTCGATTGTGACTTCTCTGCCGTCCTCAAATATATCGAACGCCACCTCCATATCCTGCTTGTTGGCGACATATGTCTCGCTGTTCGTCGGTGTGACCGCCGTCAATGTCGTCTGCATGTTGGCCACTGCGAAGTTGAGATTGTCGCCGATTAGGCTGCTTGAAATAATGCTCATCTACTTATGCCGGGAATGTAAAAAGCCGCCACCCTTACGAGTGACGGCTTTTGGGCAATGGTTGACGCTAATGCTTAGGAGTCAGCAGAAAGCTGGATGCCTGCGTTGGTGTTGATGATCACTTCGTCAACAGTGTTGTAGACGCGGAGAACATCAGACTTGATCGGCTCATCGCGGTAGGTCTCCGCTGTGAATACGCCACCACCTTGAGGGAATGCCAGTGTCCGGCCGATACCGCCGTTGCTGAACTCGCCACCGGCGACTTGTGCAACGTAGTATTCGCTTGTGGACCAAACCTTGCTGCGAACAGCACTCTTGCCCTTGGCTGCGCTGTTGTAGCGAGTTGGGCAGATGATGATGTCGTTCACGCCGAGTGCGGCTTGGAGAACTTGACGGTCGGTGTATTGACCGTTGCCGTTGAAGATCGAGCGAACGTCGTCGGTGTTGATCATCTCGTTGAAGACGGAGAGCTCGATGATCAATGCGAGATTGTCATAGAATCCGTTCCCGTTGAGAATTTCAACTGCATTCTGGATGTCCTTGATTGGAGTTGCGGCAGAGGCGTCGCTCATGGCTGCGCTGGTGTTGGCAGTTGTGAATGATGCGCCGGCGATAGCGGATGCAACGCGCAGCTCGTGGCCGACCATCAGGTCGCGCTGGAGCTTTTGAGCGATTGCAGCGGCTGCGTCGCTGATGCCGTTCTCGGCTGCCTCGGATTCGTCTTCGTCAGGAAGAACGCCTTCGAGTGCGTATTGTAGGCAAGCGTAGCTTTGCTTGTCGTAGTCGAAATCACGGCGAGCGAATGCGCTGCCGGGAGAGCGTGTTTGCGAAGCGTTCAGATCAAACTGATTTGCCCCGAATACTGGATAGTCGCCATTTTTCGAGGACACATTGCGAACTGGAAGGATGCGAGTGCCAACGAATTGGTTCTCACCGATCTGGTTAAGTGCCTCCGAAAGAATCGGATTGAATGCTGCTGTAGTTGAAAGAGCCATAATAATTTTGTCGTTAAGTGTTAAGCGAAGAGGACTTCGATGACGTCGCCATCGACTGCGGATTCAAGCGCATAGCCGACTAGGACATCCTCGGTGAGAGTTCCAGCGATGCCGATCTTGCCGTCGGCTGCTGCATAAACTGCGTCGCCTGCGGTGATTGTTTCGGATGCTTCGATGGATGCGGTGCCGCCTCCATTGGCCAGCACCACTGTTACGTCGCTGCCTGCGTCAGCAGCGCGATCTGTTGCGCCGATTGATACGCCGCCGGAGCTATCAGCGCCGTGTTGAACGTCGCCTCCATTGAGGAAAACGACGCGATATTGGCCGACCGTTGCGGTGGCGGTAAAAGTCTTTTTAAGACCATCTGTAGTTGTATATGCCATAATAGTTATTGGTTAAAGTTAGAGTGTGAAAATTTCTGGCTTCTCCTTGGCGAGGCGTAGAGTAGCGGTGAACTCGCTGATGCTGTGCATAGCTGCATATTCCGCGATGACCTTGTCTCGATTGGCTTTGCTCGGCGTGTAGTCCTCGCTGACTTTGGAGAATTTAATAGGCTCGCTGCCTTCGATTAGCTTGGAAAGCTCTGCGATGCGGGCCTCTTTTGCCATCATTTCGCCGGCGTCCTCTTCGGCCTTGGCCTGGCTGGATTCGAGCTCCTCGTTGAGTTTGCTCATTTTATCCTCTGACCCAGCGAGTTTCGCTTTTAGCTCTTCGAGTTCAGCCTTTAAAGCTGCGTTCTCCTCTTTGAGCATTTCGTTTTCTTCGGAAATATCTGCCTCCGGCTCGTCTTCATCTGTCGAGTCTTCGTCCTCGGACTCTACGATTGGCTCGTCTTCGGCCATTTCTTCTTCTGCGAACTTGGATTCGACCTCGGCTAGCTTGGCTTTTAGCTCTTCAGCTTCAGCGGCCAGCTCGGCATTCTTTTCTGTTAATTCTGCTTTTGTCATCTTGATATTGGTTAGTTTGTCAATTTTTGAGAAGAGGCCGCGCTGGTTGGCAGCCGGAGAGTCTACAAAGTCCGCGCTGGATACCTCCTCGACTCTGATTGATGGGAACTCGAAGAGCGCCTCTTCTGGAGGATTGTTTTCGTCGTATAGTCGGTCACTGTCATTATTAGGGAAGCGCCCCATTGGTATGTCGCCGTCTGGAGTCGCCCAAGCGCTAGTTGCAGAGAATACGATGCTTAGCCCGAAACGCTCTGGCATCTTCTCAGCCATCTCGAACAG